AATAATAATATAATTTATCATATATTCTGGGATTTGACTCTAAGCTTTGATTCATGATCAATGTGGTGCTTGTGTAATTGTGAAATAGATTTTGCTGTATCAGTGTGAGATATGATTGATCATAAGCTCTGGATGATGGTCCATAAATCACAGCTTTCATTGGTTTATTACTATAACTCATAATTCTCATTAATATTAACAATAACATTTTTATTCTTTGTGTCTTGTTTCCTTGAAAATTTTCCAATGTTATATCTAGAGAATCACTGATCACAGGAACCAACTCTTTTAGTGTGATCCAATCTCTGTAATAGGATGTGGCTTTATCCTTATCTGGGCTTATCCAGAAAGATTCAATCAAATCTCTTATTGGATTTTTTATTCTCATAGTTATTTCAGTCAATTGTAATGATCTAACATTTTGGGATTCAAAAGGATTTCTAGGGAAGTAGGTGGGTTTAGACATAGATAAACTAAGTAGATCCCTAAATTCTCTCATGTGTGGATAGTATTGTGACAAATCATCAATGTCATTTTTATAATTGATTAAATACTCCAGGCAGTCTGCATATGTGTATCCAACCATTTGACCTTTTGTGTATTTAGCTGATAATTCATCATGATAAGGTATTTGAAATGCGGTGGCTGACACCGTGGCTGCAACTCTGGCATAATAAATAGATGCAGCAGTATCCCTCAATGCCTCAGATGCTCCATAACTAAACAATTTCTGATATGTAACAACCTTCATCTCTTCCATTGTTTGTGGCTCTCTTAATAAGAGGGTTATATCTTTTTCTAAAATAGTCCTCATATCATCCCATGTCATGTCTATTTGTCTCTTAATCCTTTGTAATTTCCTCACTGGGCCAGTTGCAGCTTCAATTCGTAACATACCAGTGAAAATATTATCAAAGGTATTCATCTCAGCATATAATTCTGGATTATCAACCGGTATCAAATTATGGCATGATTTGAATAAATTCAACTCTTTGACAGTCAACTCATTGCGCCTATTCAAGATATTATAGTTATGGGATTCAGGTCCTAATATTAACATTATTCCTGGATCACTAATGGGATAAACCCCTAATTGATAAGGGATGTTTTCTCTTCTTAAGTCATAATTAGAGAAATCATTATATCCACCAATATGAGTATGATAGATACTTTCACAAAAAGTTCTGTTTAATCTGTGTGCTATCATGTATAATTCCAGAGAACCACCATTCTCAACAATTTGTCTAGATGTATTATATGATTCTTTCACCATTCTGAAAAATGAATCTGTATTGATTGGCATAACTGAGGCTAGTGCAAACTTAAATAATGTTGGAAAGAAGGTTAAATTTGATCCAAACATTGAATTGAATTCACTTATCAAAAATGAGATAGAACTTTTTGATTTGGATGTCCAAATGTTGAATAACCTCTCTGTTACCTCTTGAGCTCGGATGAATAATTCAATTCTTATATTGATTCTTTTAATTGAGTCCATGGGAAGAGCATGAGCTGTGTATGAATCATCTGAGGAAACAATATCTTTCCATACTCCGGGATCAACTCCTTGAATAGTACAAAGTCTTTTGTAAACTGCATCTCTAAAGCTTAGAGCACACAGATGTAAATATGATGAAGTGTAATGTAATATACCTTGACCCATGTTGGATTCATTATCAAAATATAATTCTTGAGTTTTGATGAAATTCTCCTTTAATTTTTGCAAGTTAGGTTCTGAATGTTTGATTTTATTTTCTGGATCCTTTAACCAAACATGAATTAGTTTTTCAGGTATCAAACACTTTTTATTTGTATGAACCATTAGTGTCAAGAGTAAGAACTTATACAGTGACTCGTAATGATGTGCAAAAGGTTTGAACATATAGATGAATTGAATTGGCATGAAGGATGGTCCCCATCTGGTTTTATCTAAATTATAATTTAATACAATCCTCTTAGTTTTATCTGTTCTCCTGACTTCTCTAACAATATCTCTCATGGTTGATAATTTAATGTCACCATGTGTTA